GAAGTATGGAGGTATGGGGTAGAGGTCCAGTACTACAAGCTATGCCTGCAATTAAGACTTTAAATCTAACTGTGCAGCTTATTCTTGAAAATGCAGAAATGGCTATAGGTGGTGCATATGTATATGATGATGATGGTGTATTCAATCCTGATAATATTACAATACAGCCTGGGACATTTATACCAAGAAGCCCAGGGAGTTCATTAGAATCTTTACAAAGCCCAGCACGTTTTGATGTTGGCCAATTAATATTGGAGGATATGAGAAGAAATGTCAGGAAGGCTATGTATATTGATGAACTCGATTCAAGAGCAAATGCGAAGACACCATTGTCAGCAACAGAAGTTTCAGAAAGGCTTGCTGACGTGGCAAGAGATATGGGAGCAGTCGCAGGGAGAATGCAGAAAGAATTTTTGCACCCATTGGTTGAAAGGATCGTACATATATATTCAGAGCAAGGTATCTTGGATATACCGAAAGTTGATGGTAGGGAAATAAGAATAGTACCAGTATCACCATTGCTAAGGGCTCAAGATCAACAAGATGTTGCTGATTTTGTCAGATTTCAACAAACTATAGCTGGAACATTTGGGCCTGACATAACACCAGCATTGTATAATCAAGAAAAAGTAATACAATATTTAGCATCAAAGTTTGGTGTTAAAGAAGAACTATTGGCTAGTAGAGATGAAGTACAAGGGAACATTGACATGGCATTACAACTAATGCAACAACAACGAGGACAATAATGAAAAAGGAAAAAGTCAATGCATCTATCGATAGTCGAAGCTACACTACTGAAGTTGAAGCTGATCTTAATAATAAAGCCTATGCTCTTTTTGGTTCAGGGATTGGCAAGTTGTTCCTTCAATATTTGGAGAATCTCACAACGGGCAACATTCATGGGGCAGGCGTACCAATCGAAAGTCTTGCTCACTTTGAAGGTCAGAGGTGGGTAGTTGCACTAATAAAACATAGAACAGAACTTGGGAGAAGAAATGGCGATACCAACTAATCCAGCACTATATGCAAAAGCCAAAGCTATTGTAAAAAAAAGAGTTGCTAAATGGCCATCGGCATATGCCTCAGGGCAGTTAGTTATTCAATATAAGAAAATGGGTGGTGGTTATAAAGGTGGCAAAAAGACATGAGTCTTAAGAAGTGGTTTGGTGAAAAGTGGGTTGATATATCCACAAAGAAAGATGGTAAGCACCCAAAGTGTGGAAGAACTATGGGAGATGGTAGAAAATATCCCAAATGTGTACCATCATCTAAAGCTGCACGAATGACAGTAGCTGAAAAACGAAAAGCCACCACAAGAAAAAGGAAGACAAACCCTGAAGGTGGTGGTAAAAAACCAACTTATGCAAGGACGTAACAAATGGCAAAGACACCAGCATGGCAACGTAAAGAAGGGAAAAACCCAAGTGGAGGACTCAATGCCAAAGGTAGAGCAAGTTTACGTCGTCAGGGGAAGAATATCAAACGTCCTGTTTCTGCGAAAGAAGCTAAGAAAAGCCCAAAAGCAGCTGCAAGACGTAAATCATTTTGTAAAAGAATGATGGGAATGAAAAAGAAATTGACTAGTAAGAAAACGGCTAATGATCCAAATAGTCGTATTAATAAAGCACTAAGAAAGTGGGACTGCTAAATAAGGAGATAATATGTCTGATGAACAAACAACTCAAGAAAGCAATGAAAGCACCGATACAGAAGTCCAAAGCACCATTGCAAACGACACAGGTGAACAAAACGAAGTCGAACAAAAAGACTCAACAGAAAGACCTGAATGGCTTGATGCTAAGTTTGAAACACCTGAGCAGTTGGCAAACAGTTATAATCAACTACAGCAAAAGTTTCATAGCCGTCGTGATGAAATTAAAGCAGAGCTTGTGGACGAACTTAATGAAGAGGCTTCCAAAGAAGTTCCAGTAACACCAGCTGATTATAAGCTAGAGGTACAAGATGAAGAAGGTAATAATTTAGACGTACCTGAAGATGACACTATGTTAAATTGGTTTAGAGATAAGGCACATAATATGGCTTTATCACAAGATGAATTTAGTGATTTTGTTTCTGAGTATATGACAATGCAAGCACAAAGTGGGCCTGATTGGAATGTAGAATCAGAAACTCTTGGTGAACACGCTGACAGAAGACTGGAAAGAATAGATGCCTGGGCAAATTCAGTATTAGGTGAACCTGATTACAATACGTTTGCAAGTATTCCAGCATCAGCTGGTATGGTTAAGTTCTTTGAATCCATTATGGAATTAAATGGTCAGCCTAAGTTTAATATGACATCTACTACTGAGTTTCAAGAAGCAGTTACTAAAGAAGACTTACAAGCTGCACAAAGAGATGAAAAGTATTGGAAAAATGGTGGAGATCCAGTTCATATTGCAAAAGTAAGAGCTATGGCATCTCAATTATCAAGACAAAGAGATAGAGCCTCTTAGTAATGTGAATAGTCAAAGACTTAATTTTCTGAAACATTGTAATTACTAGAAGGCTCGTAGAACTACTTAGAGGCCCAATATTGGAATAACTTCAAGGTAGTAGTGAAGCGAATAACCAGAATAGTATAATTTTTAACTTATAACGGAGGCTATAATGGCTGTTAATACCATAAGCACTTCCTTTATTGAGGAGTTTGAATCAGGGGTACACGTTGCGTACCAGAGAATGGGTTCAAAACTTAGGAATACTGTTCGAACTAGAAATGGTGTAAAGAACAAAACAACATTCCAAAAAATCGGTAAAGGTTTTGCTACTACAAAAGCAAGGCATGGTAACGTCGCACCTATGAATCTTGCACACACTAACGTAAATGTAACAGTTGAGGATTATTTTGCTGGAGAATGGGTCGATGATCTAGATCAGTTAAGAATAAACCACGATGAAATGCAAGTTGCACAACAATCAGGTGCATATGCTTTAGGTAGAAAGACAGATGACCTAATATTAGGTGCTATGACTGGAACATCTTCTGCACATGACGAAACTTCTAACGGCATAACTTTAACATGGGCTTTAGAGCTTATGGAAAAGTTTGGCAACAATAATGTCCCTGATGATGGTCAGAGATATGCTGTTGTTGGCTGGGAGCAGTGGTCGCAACTGATGGCTATTGATCAATTCTCAAGAGCAGAATATGTTGGTGAAGCAGATCTTCCTTTCCCTAATGGCGTAACTGCTAAAAGATGGTTAGGATTCATGTGGTTTGCACATGGTGGTCTTACTGAACTAAACGGATCAGGTGCAGCTGGAACTACTCATAGAGAGTGTTTTGCTTACCATAGAGATGCCGTTGCTCATGCAATCGGTACAGATATAACTTCAAATATGCAATATCACAACGATAAGGACAGCTACTTTGTATTAAATAAAACGCAACAGAACGCAGTCTTAATCAATGGTGAAGGTGTATTTGAAATGGAACTAAAGAAATAGGAGGTAGACATGGCGTTAGTACAAGCAGACTTAAGTTTAGTTTCCTATGCTGGTAATGGGTTCCATATCTGGAATTACAAATCTACTGGTGATGCTCTTAACACAATAGATGCTGCTGGATATTTCAATGCATTAGTCAACGAAATGAATGTTGGCGATGTTATATTCATCAATGCATCTAATGGTTTTGGTATTACAACTGTGGTATCTAATGATGGATCAGCAATCGATACTGCTGATATTGTTAGCATGACCTCGGATAGTAGATAATGGCTAAGAAACCAACAAAAACTAAGGAGGTGGCTGTAAAGGCCACTTCCTCTCATACTGTAGAAACCTCAAATGGTACAGTTTACACTGTTAGATTTGGGGATAAAGTTAAATTAGGGAGTAAAGTTGATGCCAAAAGCTAGTGATGGAAAAAACTTTCCATATACAAAAGAGGGTCTTGTCCAACTTAAAGCATACAACGAAAGACTAAAGAAAAAGCCAAAGACAATGGGTAAAGAAAAGAATGGCAATGGTGAAAGTATGCTAACTGCCAATCAGAAGAAATTACCTGAAGATCTAAAGAAAAAAATAATTGCTAAGAAAAAGGAGTCAGCATAATGAAAAAAAAGGGTAAAGGCAAAGGTGGCAGAGGTTACTAATGAAGTATTCTAATGATCCACAAACTTCTTATATGGAAAAAAAGAATACAATGAATTACTTCAGTAAGAAGAAAAATAAAAGTTTTGGTGAAATGTCTGCTCCTGAAAGAGTTGGTAATTTAATAGTAGGCGTAGCACATGGTTCTTTTTTAGAATTTCAAAAATCTAAGAATATTAGAACTATGGGAAAAAATTTATACAAAACTAGACCAAAGAAAAATAAAGTATTCTTTGATAAAGGTAAAGTATTCTAAATGCCACAAACAGCTAAGACGGATATTGAAGTAGCACAAAGAGCTATGGTTATGGTGGGAATGGAACCACTCTCATCATTTACCGAGGGTACTGATGAAGCCTTAGTTATGAATACAAGTTATGAAGATATAGTTGAAGATTGTTTGGCACAGAATAATTGGAACTTTGCTTCTGGTCAAAAAGTATTATCAAGACAAGCTGATGCTCCAGTTGCAAGATGGTCGGCAGCTTATGTTCTACCTACAGAACCTTCAGTTATACAAGTACAAACTGTTACAATAGCTGATGCAGTACAGCAATATGATATATATGAAAGATTTATATATCTTAATGCCAACGAAGATGATGAAGTAGTTTTAAACTACATATTTCGAGTTGATACACAGTTTTGGCCACCAGCATTTACTTTATGGGTTATATATCGCCTTGCATCTATTTTGGCTTTAGCAGTAACGAGAAAAGGTGATATAGCTAGATCATACAGTCAATTAGCTGAAGTTCAGTTTAGAAGAGCTAAAGCTAGAGATGCACAGCAAGTAACTACACAACAAGTTGCTCTCAGCAGATTTCATAAAATAAGACTTGGATCTGGTATTTATGCAAAGATCGAAGGAGAATCAACGAGTTGAATGAATGGCATTATTAAGACAGTTTACTACAAATTTTTCATCAGGGGAGTTATCCCCTCTTTTGTCATCTAGAGTCGATGCAGCTGCTTATGCAAATGGGGCTTTTAGGCTTCGTAACGTAAGGTTAAAGGCTCAGGGGGGTTGCACTAGGCGACCTGGGCTTAGATACCTTCAGACGCTTGCAAATGAGGCTTATCAGACGGAAGCATACGTATTTGATGAAAATGAAGCATATATATTACTATTTAGTAATACAAAACTTAGAATTGTAGATATTTCAGATCCAACAACATTATTACAGACTATTACAGGTTGTCCTTGGCAAACATCACAAATTGGATCATTAGTTGTTTCCCAAAGTGGTGATACAATGTTTTTGACACACCCAGACATTCCTATGCAACAAATAGAAAGAACAAGCTCTACTAACTTTACTAGAACAGAATTTGATTTTGATATTTCATCAGGATTAAAATTTCAACCATATTTCAAGTTTGCAGCTGGTAGTGTGACTATTACACCTAGTGGAACAAGTGGATCTGTCACACTTACCT